CATGGCGTAAGGTCAGCCCTGATAACAAAACGATTGCTGGGCGTGAGCAGGTTGGTTTCGATATCATGGGTGTATCACAACTTGACTATATCGATCTGTTTAAGAAGTTCACACTTAACACTCTGGGTCAACAAGAGTCGTACAAACTTGACCACATCGCCAACGTGGTGCTTGGTGAGAAGAAACTAGATTACAGCGAGTATGGTTCTCTTCATATGCTGTACAAGAGTGACTATCAGAAGTTTGTCGAGTATAATATCAAAGATGTGGAGTTGGTTGACCGCATCGAAGAGAAGTTAGGTTTGATTGACTTAGTGCTGACTATGGCATATCGCGCAAAGTGTACACTGAAAGAGACACTTGGTACGGTAGGTATCTGGGATGCCATTCTCTATAACGAGTTCAAGCGTCGTAAGATTGCTGTACCTCAAAAGAAAACCTCTAACTACAATACCATCGAAGGTGGTCATGTCAAAGATCCACAGGTGGGTAGTCATGAGTGGGTCGTGTCGTTTGACCTTAACAGTCTGTATCCGCATATCATTATGCAGTACAATATGAGCCCTGAGACAGTAGTGAACGATATTCGACGTAACACTACTATTGATGAGTTGCTTGAACTTTGTTCTGAAAACAAAGATGCTAACATTCCAGATGATAGATGTTTGACTGCTACAGGTCAACTCTTTCGTAATGATGTAGAAGGTATCATCCCACAAATCATTCAAGAGTATTACGATGAGCGTGTGCAGATTAAGAAGCAGATGTTAGATGCAAAGCAACGCTATGAGAAAGACAGGACCAAAGCAATCGAAAGAGAGATATCCATACTTGATAATAACCAGATGGCTATCAAGATTGCTATGAACTCTTTCTATGGTGCGCTCGCGAACAAATACTTTCGCTACTTTGATGTTCGTGTTGCTGAAGCAATCACAGTATCCGGTCAGTTCACTATTCGCTGGGCAGAGAAGATTCTGAACGAGTATCTAAACAAAATGCTGAAGACTGACACTGACTATGTGATTGCAATCGACACTGACTCTGTGTATCTAAACCTTGGTCCGTTTGTTGATAAGGTGATGCCTGGTGAGACTGACAAGAATAAGATTGTCAACTTTCTAGATAAGGCATCAGCACAGATCGAAAAGCATCTTGACAAGGGTTATACACAACTTGCATCTTTCATGCAAGCACCAAGACAGAAGATGGTAATGGCACGAGAGATTATCGCAGACAAGGCTGTGTGGACTGCCAAGAAGCGATACATCGCCCATGTCTGGGATAGCGAGGGTGTGCGGTATGCAGAACCCAAACTCAAGGTAACTGGTGTAGAAGCAGTACGGTCATCTACACCACAGGTCTGTCGTGAGTTGATTACTGATACACTCAAGAAGATTGTCACCTCATCTGAGTCAGAGGTACAGAAACATATCGAAGAACTCCGTGTTGAGTATATGAAGTTGCCACCAGAAGATATTGCATTCCCTCGTGGTGTATCTGAGATGGAGAAGTGGGTTGATGCTTCTGCGCTATATAAGAAGGCAACACCCATTCATGTTCGTGCTGCGCTTCTATACAATGACCAACTCAACAAGAACAAGCTGGGCAGTCGCTATGAACGTATCATGTCTGGTAACAAGATGAAGTTTTTGTACATGAAAATGCCTAATCCACTACACGAAAATGTCTTTGGGTTTGTCAATGTTCTACCAAAAGAACTTGACTTGGCACAATACATCGACTACAATAAACAGTTCGAGAAAAGTTTCCTTGACCCCATTCAGATTATTCTAGATGCGATGGGTTGGAATGCTGAGAAACAGAATAACCTGGAGGACTTCTTTGGTTGACTTGATTAATGGTGACTGCATTGAAGAGATGCAGAGACTTATTGATGAGGGTGTGCAGGTTGACTCTGTTGTAACAGATCCACCCTATCACCTGACATCTATTGTTAAGAGATATGGAAAGCCAGATTCTGCACCTGCAAAAGATAGAGATGGTCTTTACCAAAGGCAAGCAAGAGGTTTTATGGGTAAAGAATGGGATGGTGGAGATGTTGCATTTCGCAAAGAAACTTGGGAGCTTGCATATGAACTACTGAAGCCAGGTGGTCACCTTCTAGCATTCTCTGCTTCTCGTAATTATCACAGAATGGCAGTTGCGATAGAAGATGCTGGTTTTGAAATTCGTGACCAGTTGATGTGGTTGTATGGAAGCGGGTTTCCTAAGTCACACAATCTTGGTGATGGTTGGGGAACTGCTCTCAAGCCTGCACATGAACCAATTGTGATGGCAAGAAAGTCTATTGAAGGAACAAACAAAAATAACAGAGAAAAGTATGGAACTGGTGGTATCAATATTGATGAATGTAGAGTAGAGAGTGAAAGATACCCAGCAAATGTAATGCATGATGGTAGTGAAGAAGTTTTGAGTGGATTTCCACATACAAAAAGTGGAACACTATCTCCTGATATGAATGTAAAAGAAAGCACAGGTTGGTCGGGTGGATCAAAGGCAGATAGAGTAAAGAATAATTTCATTGGTAATGAAGGTTCTGCTGCAAGATTTTTCTACTGCCCAAAAACATCTAAGTCAGAAAGAAATCAAGGATTGGATGATTTTGAAACTAAAATGATGGGTATGTCTAATGGCGCTCAAAGTAAGGGTGAAGGTTATGGTAAAGACCAGAGCATTGGTCTGAATAAAGTTATTGAAAGAAAAAATACACACCCAACTGTAAAACCTGTTGAGTTGATGAAATACTTATGTCGATTAGTAACACCAAAGGGTGGTATTGTACTTGACCCATTCATGGGTAGTGGTTCTACAGGAATGGCTGCAAAGGATGAAGGATTTGATTTTATTGGTATAGAACGAGAGAAAGAGTATTTTGAGATTTGTAAAAGTAGAATTGAAAAGAGTTCACCTCTAATGGAGTTTTTTGAATGAAGACAGCAATATTGATACCTGCTCGTATTGAGAGTAAGAGATTTCCACGCAAGATGTTATCTATGTTGGGTGATGAAACACTTATCCAGCGTGTCTACCGCAAGTGTGAAGAGACAGACTTTCCTACATTCGTATTGACTGACTCAGCAGAGGTTGTTGACCATATGCCAAAGGGCAAAGCATTTCTTACTGCTGATGCTGAGAACGGCACTGACCGCTGTTGTTGGTGGGTCAATAATGTATTTCAGTCATATGATTGTATTATCAATGTACAGGGTGATATGCCTGACATTACACCATATATCATTAATACGGTTCATGACCAAATCTTTCGTGGTGCTGAAGTTGCTACAGTATATGCTAAGATGCCACCTGAGAAGCGTGAGGTTCCTAGTGTAGTCAAGGTCATTCACAATGGCAACAAGGCTCGCTGGTTTGGTCGTGGATTCACTCGCTATGGTGACCATCATCTGGGTATCTATGGATACACCACAGAGACACTATCACGCTATCGCAATTTAACTAAGTATGAAGAAGAAAGTATTGAAAAACTAGAACAACTACGCTGGTTACAGAACGATATTGAAATCTCTATGACTGAAGTATCATTTGATGGTATTGAGATAAATACACCACATGATTATTTGTTATGGAAAAACAATAATGGTATGAAAGATGGCAATCAGTAAGAAGAGACAAAAAGAACTCACTGCTGATATAGCAGAGTTGACTTCTCTTAACGGTGACTTTGATATTGAACCTTTTGTCCGTAAGACAGGTACAGTTGGTTACCGATTAACAAGAGAAGAAGGCGAATATGGTAAGCCGACGTTTCCTGGTTTTTTTACTGTTTTTATTTTTTTTAATGAGCAGTGGGTTCGTGCTTATTTTGATTATGCGCCTAACATATCTAGTAAAGTACTTACTTATGTAAAAGAAATATACGACAAGAACGGTAAGCGGACACACGAACCAGGGCGTCGTCATCGTATGTTATTTGGTCAGAGTGTTAAAATGAAACTTGTCTTTGCTGAACTCACTGATGAATTAAGAGCAAAGATTAAACGTAGTCGTGCAACATATAAAGATCTCAATATGTACAAAGAAGGTAAACTTGAAACACTCTTCAATGATGAGGCAGTGGAAGCTAGTGATATCTTTAGTCAGTTGATGAAATCAAAGATTATAGATAGACGTAAATTTGAAAGTAAACGCACTAGTAATAAATCACATAAAAGAGTTGTACAAAAGGGCTGGAGAATAGGAAGAGGGGTTAAGAATCTATGAGTAATTGGGTAGATGATTTTGGATTTACAGCAGTTGACGACGAAACATATCGTCGTAAAGTTATCCAAGAAGAGGAGGCATTACAGGGAGAAAAACCTGCCGTTGCTGTTAAGGACGATTTAGTTTCACTTGAGGGTAAGATTGAGAAGAAACTTGACAGTCTGAAGAACATGGAGAAAAAGGTTGACAGGTTACTTAGTTTGATATATGATAATGAGAACGTCGTAGAAGAGCGTAAGCAACTCGCTGACAGCGTCGCCAATCAAAAGGTTAAGGCAATGTCAGAAATTATTATGCCACTTCTGAATAGTCTGTATCGCACACAGAATCAAGAGTGGGTTCACTGGCCTAATCGTGGACCTATCATCAAAGAACAAATGGAAAAGGTTGATGCGATCCTAGATGGGTCTTATTTTGAGAAAGGTTGATATGTCTGATTTTTTCAAGAATATGGTGAAGGAACTTAATGATGAAAACACTCACCTCTTATCTGATGGCAGTAATTCTGCTGAGTTTACTGGTTGGATTGATACCAGTTGTTATATTCTCAACGCTCTTGTTTCTGGGAGCCTGTATGGTGGTGTACCCAATAATAAAGTTGTGGCTCTGGCTGGCGAACAAGCTACTGGTAAGACGTTTTTCGCTTTAGGGATGGTGAAGAATTTTCTAGAGCAGAATCAAAATGCTGGTACTATCTATTATGATACAGAGGCAGCAGTCACTAAAGATATGATGGAGACTCGTGGCATCGACGCAAATCGTTTAATTGTGGCTGAACCAGAAACGATCCAACAGTTTCGCCATCATAGTTTACAAGTATTAGATCGTTACATTGATGGTAAAGACAAACCACCAATGATGATGGTACTTGATTCTCTAGGTCAACTATCAACCACAAAAGAGATGGAAGATAGTTTTGATGGCAAAGAGACTAAGGATATGACAAAGGCACAACTCATCAAAGCAGCGTTTCGAACACTTGGTTTGAAACTTGCTAAAGCACAAGTGCCTATGATTATTACTAATCACACGTATGATGTTGTCGGTGCTTATACGCCTACTAAAGAAATGTCTGGTGGTTCTGGTTTGAAATATACTGCATCCACCATTTTGTTTTTAAGCAAAAAGCGTGATAAAGATGTTGATAAGGATGAAGGAAATCTCATTAAGGTTCAAGCTAAGAAGTCTCGATTTACTAAAGAGAATAAAATTGTAGAGGTTCGTTTATCATACACAGATGGTTTAGACCGTTACTATGGTCTTCTTGACCTAGCAGAAAAATATGATATCGTCAAGAAGGTCTCAACACGTTACGAATTTCCTGATGGTTCAAAGCACTTTAGTAAAGCAATCAATAGTGATCCTAAAAGATTCTTCACGGATGATATTATGGAACGCTTAGAAAGAGCGGCGGCTCTAGAATATAAGTATGGAGCTAATGATTATTATGATGATGAAGAAGAATCAGAATTGGTGCTGTTAAATGAGTAAGATTGACTTAGAACGATTTGCAGAATATGATAATATGTATCGGTTTGTTGATGAGTTATACAAGCCAGACTCAACTGTTCCTATTATCTTGACAGATGAGAATTTTAATGGTACAGTATTGAGATATGATAGGATTGATATGAAGTCAATGAATGCTGATGATGGTGAAGCAACACTTAGTTTTCATTATGAGTTCATTCAAAATCCACATAACATTGGAAAGCATAACGCAAGATTCAATAATCATATTGGTGATATCCTAGTCAACATTATCATTAACTCTTTGAACGGAAAACAAGATGAGAATAGAGAAGACGATTCTGAGCAATCTGATACACAACGAGAGTTATTCCCGGAAGGTACTCCCCTTTCTAAATAAAGAATTCTTTCATGATGAAACAGAACGTACACTCTATCTTGCTATAAATTCTCATGTAGATAAGTATAATACATTACCTACATTAGAGGTTCTTAATATCTCTATCAATGAGGATAATTTATCTGAGCCTATTTTTGAGGGTTGCATAAAGTATCTTTCAGAGATTGAAAAGAATGATGTAGATAGTGAGTGGCTTCTTGATAAAACTGAAGAGTTCTGTCAAGAGAAGGCAGTATATAATGCTGTCATAGAATCAATCGGTATCATTGAAGGCAGAGACAAAGATAAAAGCAAAGGTGCTATTCCAGAAATCTTATCTAAGGCACTATCGATTAGTTTTGATAATCATATTGGTCATGACTGGATAGATGACTATGAGTCTCGTTATGAATTTTATCATAGAGTCGAGGAGCGTATTCCATTTGACCTTGAATATCTAAATCTAATTACTAAGGGTGGTCTACCCTCTAAGACACTGACTTGTATCCTTGCTGGCACTGGTGTTGGTAAGTCGCTTGCTATGTGTCACTTTGCTGCTAGTAATCTCATGGATAACAAAAAGGTACTATACATCACTATGGAGATGGCAGAGGAGCGTATCTCAGAGCGCATTGACGCTAATCTACTTGATTGTAGCTTAGACGACCTAAAAGACCTACCATTTAAACTCTATGAGAAGAGAGTCGCTCGTGTGCGCGACAAGACTGATGGTAAACTTATTGTCAAAGAATATCCTACCGCAGCTGCTGGGTCAGGTCATTTTCGACACTTGTTAAATGAACTACGTTTAAAAAGAAACTTTGTACCAGATATTATCTATATCGACTATCTTAATATCTGTGCGTCTAGTCGTATGCGATATGGTTCTAATATCAATACATATATGATGATTAAGTCTATCGCTGAAGAGTTACGTGGTCTTGCTGTTGAGAAGAACGTGCCTATTGTGACTGCTACACAAACTACACGTGGTGGTTATACTAACTCAGATCCAGGTCTTGAAGATACCTCTGAGTCGTTTGGTCTACCTGCTACCACTGATCTGATGTTTGCGTTAGTATCCAGTGAGGAGCTTGAGGCAGTAAGTCAGATTATGGTTAAGCAGTTGAAGAATCGTTTCAATGACCCAGTGATGAATAAAAGATTTGTCGTAGGGGTTGACAGGGCTAAGATGAGGTTGTATGATGTAGAACAGTCTGCACAGGATGAACTAGTGAATGACAATCCTGTGATGGATAACGCTGTATTTGGCAGTCGTCGTAATGATGAAGAAAGTCAAGGACAATTTAGTCAGAAGAAATTTGATAAGAGAACATTCAAGGATTTACGTTGATGTATCAGTACAAATCAAAAATTTTAAGAGTTATTGATGGTGACACTGTTGATGTCGATATCGATTTAGGTTTCGGGATATGGCTAAGAAAAGAGCGTGTCCGCATTATGCGTATTGACACGCCTGAGTCTCGCACTCGTGATAAAGAAGAAAAGCGATTTGGTCTTGCAGCCAAGAATCGTTTGAAAGAACTTTTACCCGTGGGATCAATTGCTACTCTAATGACACAGATTGATAAAGATGGCGATGATGCTAAGGGTAAGTTTGGTCGTATTCTGGGTGACTTCTTACCTGGATTTGGTCCAATAACACCAGGTTCTACTATGGTCACTGACATCTTAATCAAGGAGGGTCACGCAGTTGCATATTACGGTCAAAACAAGGAGGACATTACAAAAGCTCATCTCCTCAATCGTGAAAGACTTATTAAGGAAGGAAAAGTTTAATATGTACACATTCTCAGAGGAGGATGGTCGATATATAATTCGTGAAAGTGGTGATGTTATTGCTACATTCGATGATCCAACTAAGGCAAAGGAGATTTTTCATAATCTAAAACGTGGTGGTGGTTTCGGTGGAGAGACACCGAATTTTTTTAAAAAAAATGTACATTTAGCTATTGACATATGATTCAAAATTTCGTATAATGAATTATAAATTGATAGAGAGAGTGACATGGAAATCAACGTTTACAATGCTTCTAACAAACTTGAGAGCTACGCTATCAGTGCAGTTGAGTTTGCTATGGCAAAGTTCTTCGATGTCAAAGACCTGAACAAATATATTTCAGTGGACGTTGATTTCACTGACCTTGATGTTGAAGGTCACTGCATCGACGCTGGTGATGGTGAGTTTTCGATTGAGATCAAGAAAGACCTTCCGATGCGTGAGAAGATGATTGTTCTGATGCATGAGTTGGTTCACATGAAACAGCACATTGCTGGTGAGCTTGAGTTTGGTGGCATCATCATTGGCAAGGATGGTCTAAAATGCAAGACCACCACTTGGATGGGCGCTGAGTTCGATGAGGAAGGCACTGACTACTTCGACCGTCCGTGGGAGATTGAAGCGTTTGGTCGGCAGTTAGGTCTGTTCATTCGGTGGGTTGAGTCGATTGGTGAAGGTCACCATAAAAAGTGGCAGGTATAAATACCAATATCATCTAGGAGAAATATGATGAGAGATAGGGTCTTAAAATCAATTTCGGAGTCACGACGTCAAGGTGGGGATGACTTCGATATCGTGGAGCGAGCTT